TGAAAAGAAAAAAGCATATTGTATTGCTGATAATAAACTAACTGAAAATAGCACTTGGTCAAAAGATTTCTTAAAACTTAACTTTGAATTTCTAATTGATAATGAATTTGATTTAGGTCTTACAGGTTTTAATAAATTAGAATTAGATAAGCTTTTCAAAACAGAGATAGAAATTGATACTACAGAAAAAGATTTATCTGAAAAATGTGAATTAATAATCGAATTAGATAGCACAATCAAACAAGAAGAACTATACGAAGAATTATCACAAAGAGGTTTTAAATGTCGAGTATTAAGTTTTTAAAAGAAATAAAATACAAACCATCTTTTAGAACAGAACAAATATGTGGAATTTATGATTTGAATCCTACAAGTTTATTAAGAAAACAATTCGATTTTGATTTAGATTTGCAATCGTTTGATTGGCAAATTGGAATAATAGTTGGTACAAGTGGAAGTGGTAAGTCGAGTTTAGCAAAAGAACTATTTAAAAAAGATTATGATATTAAACATAATTGGAATAATGAAACATCTTTCATAAATGATTTTTCTAAAGAAATTGATATAAAAGAAATATGTAAATGTTTATCTAATGTAGGTTTTTCAAGCCCACCTTTATGGTTATTACCATTTTCACAGTTAAGTACAGGTCAGCAGTTTAGAGTGAATGTTGTTAGAGCAATATTAGAAAGCAAAAATATATGTTGTATTGATGAATTTACATCAGTAGTGGATAGAGAGGTTGCAAAAATAGGAAGTCATTGTGTTCAAAAATTTGTAAGGAAAACAAACAAAAAATTTGTAGCTGTTTCTTGTCATTATGACATATTAGAATGGCTACAACCTGATTGGGCATTCGATGTTAATAAAAATGAATTAACAAGGGGGAATCTTCGGAGACCAAAAATTGAATTCAAAATATACGAATGTGATAGAGAATACTGGAAAATGTTTAAAGACTATCACTATTTGAATCATGATATACATAAAGCATCAAAATGTTTCATAGGAACCATTAATAATAAACCTGTTGCATTCTCATCCTATATACATTTTCCTCATCCAAATATTAAAAATTGTAAAAGAGAACATAGAACAGTAGTTTTACCTGATTATCAAGGTTTAGGATTAGGAAACAGAATAAGTGATTTTGTAGCAAATTTTTGCAAAGAAAAAGGATATAGATATATGTCTACTACATCACAACCTAGTATGATTTATTATAGAAACAAATCAAAATTATGGTCATTAAAAAGATTTGGAAGTCATGTTGCAATAACAGGGAAAACATCGACCATAAAAGGCAAAATGCATACTAGTAGAAACAGACTTACTTCATCATTTGAATATATAGGACTTGTATAATGTTTATTTTTACTCTATAAAAAAGATATGCCAAAAATAGTTAATAGAGATGATTCAACAGCAGAGATGATTAAAAGCTTATCAGGGCTTGGTATTACTCATGAACAGATATGTGCCATTGTTAAGATATCTAAACCAACTCTATACAAGTATTATCAGGAAGAATTGCAAGAAGGTAAGGCTAATGCAAATGCACAGGTAGCTAAAAACCTATTTAAGATTGCTACAGGCTCAGGAAGAGAGGCAGTAACAGCTAGTATCTTTTGGTTAAAGACACAGGCTAAGTGGAAAGAAACAGATGTTATCGAGGTCAATAACGTAGCAGAACAAGATGAACAATTTAGAAAACTCATATCCAATATTCGAGAAGCTAAACTATCAGAGAAAGATAGCAACGAATCTACTCACTGATTGGTATAACAAGGCTCGTAAGAATCAAATTGTATCTGAATCAGATAAATACAATATTCATTTATTTCTAGCAGGTAGAGGTTGGGGTAAAACCTTAACAGGTGCATATGATATTATTCAATACTGTTTAGAGAATAGAGGTGTTGTATGTGGTGTAATAGCACCTACATATGGAGATTTAAAAAGGGTTGTCTTTGCAGGTGATAGTGGATTCATAAGAATATTAAACCCTGATTTATTAAACACTACAGGTTATAACAAATCAGATAGTGAAATACATTTCTACAATGGTAGTAAGATTATTGGATTCCCTGCTATCGAGCCTGACAGACTTCGTGGTGTTCAGTTTCATAGAGCATGGTGTGATGAGTTAGCATCATGGAGATATAGAGAAACATTTGATAACTTGATGATGGCATTACGACTAGGACATAACCCTAAGTGCATTATTACAACAACACCAAGACCAACCAAGCTTATAAAAGAATTAGCTAAAAGAGAAGATACAGAAGTTATTAGTGGTAGTACATTTGAGAATATAGATAATCTTGCACCATCAGCAATAGCCATGCTCAAAGAACGATATGAAGGAACAAGGATAGGTAGACAAGAGTTATTTGCTGAGATACTCGAAGATGTAGAAGGTGCATTATTCAATGGTCAGCTAATAGAAGATAACAGGGTAAGAGATATACCTGATTTAGAAAGAATCGTTGTAGCTATTGACCCTGCTGTTACAGCAAATGAAAACTCAGATGAAACAGGAATCATTGTTGCAGGTAGAACTTCTGATAATCACTTTTATATTTTACAAGATGCATCACAGACCACATCACCTGATGTATGGGTTAAGAAAGCAATAGAATTATACAATCGGTACGAATGTGATAGAATCGTAGCAGAGGTAAACAATGGTGGAGATTTAATTGAACGACTTTTACGAACACAAGACAGCACAGTTCCCTACACAAGTGTTCGTGCAACAAGAGGAAAACAAGTCAGAGCAGAACCTATTTCAGCATTGTATGAACAAAACAGAGTGCATCATGTTGGGTATTTCAAGGATTTAGAAGAACAAATGTGTCAATTCACAGGAAATAATGTAAAATCTCATGATGATAGGGTTGATGCATTGGTGTGGGCTATTACTTCATTGCAAAGCTCAGGTAAAGCAATTTTTAGGATAAGTTAAACATGGGATTATTTGACAGATTTTTTAAGCAAGAAGAAAAACCAACACAAAAGAAAGAAGCACCTAAAGTTATGTTCAATAAACTTAGTGCTTATTCATCTAAGACAAACAGAAGATATAAAGATTATGCAAAGGATGGCTACCAAGAAAATGCTATCGTACATAGATGCATACAACTAATCTCAAACTCTGCATCAGCAGTTAAGATTGATGTATTTAGTGACCAAACAAAATTAGACAACCACGAATTAATTTCACTACTTAACCGACCAAACCCATTACAGTCAGGTGTAGAGTATTTCTCATCTCTATATTCCTATTTGTTAATCTCAGGTAATTCATATCTGCTCAGAGATACAGAAAGCTTTACACCACCAAGAGAATTGTATTTATTAAGACCCGATAGAATCGAGATTAAAGCAGGTACATCAGTAATACCTGAAAGTTATAACTATGTTATCGATGGCAGAACTGAATCTGTTTATCCTGTAGACCAAAAGACAGGACAAGGACAAATCAAACAAATTAAGCTTTGGTCTCCTTTAGATGATTTTTATGGACTATCACCAATTATGGCTAGTGCATACAATATTGACCAACATAACCTTGCAGGGATGCACAATGTGGCATTACTCAAAAATGGGTGTACTCCAAGTGGTATGCTTAAATTTGAACCCACAGATGAGACAGGGATGTCTACCCAATTAACAGATGAACAACGAGCTAGATTGCTAGAAGATTTAGAGTTTAGGTTTCAAGGAACTCATAACTCAGGAAGACCGATGTTACTAGAAGGAAACTTCTCATATCAGCAATTAGGCTTGAATCCAAAGGATATGGATTTCTTAGAGTTGCTTAATCTATCAGCAAGAGAAATTGCTTTATGTTTCGGTGTACCTGCACAGTTGATTGGTATACCTGATAGTCAAACCTATTCAAACATGGAGACTGCAAAACTTGCACTCTACGAGGAAACAGTCATACCTTTACTTAAACGTGTAGAATCAGACTTAAATGAATATCTAGCACCACTTTATGAAGGTGATTTAAGAATCCAATATGATTTAGATTCTATTCCTGCAATGGCAGAGAAAAGAAAACAAATCTATGAGAATGTAGTACAAGGTGTTAATGCAGGTATTCTAACTCGTAACGAAGCAAGAGACAGATTAGGACTTGAAGAAGTATCAGGTGGAGATGAATTATACATTCCATCTAACTTATTCCCAATCGGTGAGACAATGGATTCATCTGAAGATAATGATAAACCTGTAGATGTTGATGAAGCAGAGAAAGCTTATGATGAAATCTATGGCACTAAAGAAGAAATATCTAAAGATGTTTACACCACAGAAGATGAAGCTTTAGACAGAGCAGATGAAATAGGATGTGTTGGTACTCATTCTATGGAACAAAATGGTGAGACAGTTTATATGCCATGCAGAACACATGCTGAATACAATAGACTTACAGAAGATAAAGCATTATCTGATTTAGATTTAACTCCAACTGATTCAATGGCAGAAGAAGCAAAACGTGGATTAGAATGGAGAAAAGAATTTAACAGAGGTGGCACAGCAGTAGGTGTTGCAAGAGCCAATCAATTAATTAGCAAAGAAAGATTATCACCAAATACAGTTTTAAGAATGTATTCATTCTTTTCAAGACATGAAGTAGATAAGCAAGGACAAGGATTTGACAGAGGTGAAGATGGTTATCCATCAGCAGGTAGAATTGCTTGGGCATTGTGGGGTGGTGATGCAGGATTTAGTTGGGCTAAGACTAAAAGAAATCAAATCATGAGAGAACGTGAAAAGTCTTTTGATGATATGGAAACTAAAGTTGCAGGTGTATCAGGCTCAACTCTTAAAGGTTTAGAAGGGAAAGTAAAAGACCATAACGATAAATATGGAGATGAAAAAGGTAAGAGAGTTACTGTGGGTATGTTAGCTAATGTTTATAAACGTGGTGTTGGTGCATATCGTACTAATCCATCATCGGTAAGACCAAGTGTAAGGTCAGAAGAACAATGGGCTATGGCTAGAGTAAACGTATTCTTACAAGCTGTTAGAACAGGGAAGTTTCCAAGTGGTAAGTTTGATTTAGACTTATTACCTAAAGACCATCCTTTATCTAGCAAAGACTAAGGAGAAATAATATGCCAAGTACTAATAGGTCTAGTATATCACTAGCCACAGCTCATGATATTGTCAGAGCATGGAATCTACCCAACATGACAAAACAAAAAGATGTTTTTGAATATCTTGGGTTATCTACTGATTCAGGAACAATGTCTTTTTACAGACAACAAGCAGAGGAACTAACAGGTATTCAATTATTACCACACAACAACAATCGTAATGTAGTTGTTAGAAGTGAACGTGCTAATCTGCCACCACTAACTAATCGTGTAGAGATAACTGACCATCCATATTCAATGCTTGTATTTTCTGATGCACATTTTGAAGGACACGAAACAGTATCATTTAAGATTATGTGTGAAGTATTAAAAGACTTGGTTAAAACAAGACAACTTAAATGTGTTGTAGCTAATGGTGATATTATGGATTTATCTATCCTATCTTCATTTGCAAAGTTTCACACAGAGATAAGACCACAAGAAAGAACTGTACAAAAAGAGATATATGATTCACAAGCTCAAATAAACAGACTACAAAAGATTATTGATAAGGCTAAATATCCTATTAAGCAAATAGCAACATTCGGTAATCATGAAACAAGATTATCTAAAGTTGCAATGTCTTGGGGTAGAGCCTTTGAAGATTTAGAAGCATTTAAGATACAAACCTTATTTCCTGATTGGGATTGGGCTATGTCTCATTTAGTCGATGATACAGTTTTAATCAAGCATAGAATGAGAGGTGGTGTACATACTGCTTATCAAAATGCTATGAGGTCAGGTATACATATCGTTACAGGACATACACATCAATTGAACTTCAGAACATTTAATACCTATTCCACAACATCAATGTCTATACAAACAGGACACTTATCAGAACAATATCATCCTTACCTTGAAGATAATGTTGCAAATGATTGGAATAATGGATTTGCTGTAATAACGATTGACCCTAAAGAAAAAACAGTTCATCCTGAACTTGTACAAGTAAGCAACCTTCATAGGTCAGCATTCTTTAGAGGTAAAAAATATACAGTATGAAAGATTATCCACTAGTCATGGTAGATTGGCTAGACCACACAGCAGATGCAAGATGGGTAGAGAACATAGATTCTTGTGAGCCTGAGCTATGCAGAACGATAGGGTGGCTAATAAAAGAAGATAAGAAGTCATATAAAGTAGCAAATGCAATCACAAAGGAATCAGGTCTTGGTGGCATTTCTGTTATACTCAAATCCTGTGTAGAGGAAATGTGGATGATAGAGATGGATGATGAAGAAAACTGAAAGGGTATATTTACAGAAAATAGCAGATTTAGGATGCATCGTATGTAAGAAACTAGGATATGAGGGTACACCTGCTGAGATACATCATGTTAAAAGATTCGGTGCTAAAAGAGACCACACACAAGTTATACCATTATGTCCACATCATCACAGAACAAGTAAAGAATCGTATCATCTCAATCCTTTATGGTTTACAGAGCAGTTTGGTACACAACAAGAACTATTAGAAGAAACTATGAGATTAGTCAATGTCGAAAGTCAGGATTAACAAAAGAAAAGAATATAAAGAACAACTGAGACTATTTATTACTCTTAGCAATAATGTTAGAAGAAGAATCAGAGAACACTTCAGGACTTACACTGATTTAGCTGAATCTTTATTTGATGATTTAGGTCAAGTGCCTAATGAATACTATGAAGATTACTATAACGACTTATTAAGCATTTTAAGTGATAATGCAAGACAAGTAATCATTACTATGGGTAATCGATTACATAGAACACGATTAACTAAAGCAGAAGATGAAATCGACCCAATCATTCTTCAATATGTAGGCACTAAAACAGCAGAGAATGTATCTAACATCACAGAGACCACGAGAAAGGGCATACAAGCTGAAATTTCACTAGGTTTAGAGACAGGGCTATCTAACCCACAGATTTCTAAAAACATTCGAAAAATCACTGCTTTTGCTCCATATAGAGCCACTATGATAGCAAGAACAGAAACACATCAAGCAATGAACTATGGAAACCAAGAAATTGCTAAAAGATTAGGTCTAACAAGACCACTAAAAGAATGGGCATCAGCTATGGATGAACGTGCTAGACAATGGCACAAAGATATCGATGGTCAAAGAGTGGGTATTGATAAACCCTTTAAAATAATGACACCTGTTGCAGGTGGTGGTGTGATTGAAAAAGAACTACAATTTGCAGGAGACCCAAATGGTGGTGCATCTAATACTATAAACTGTAGATGCTTTGTTTTATACTATGATGAAGGAGATATTGTTGAGTAAGAAACAAGAAGGACAACAAAAAAGTCAAGATTACGAAATATTCTATTCAGAGGGTATCAATAAAGGTTTGACCAATGCACAGGCATCTTTATATGCTCATGATTTACTAGCCAAGAAATACAATTATAAGAATCCTTTCACAATTAAACCAAAATCTATCTAAAAAAAATATAAAAAACCTTTGACAGACTATATACTTTAGGTATATACTGAAGGTATAAATTAACTAGGAGAAACAAATGAGAGTAACAAAAAATGAACTAATAGAATTAGTAAAAGAAAAAATAAATTATGTTAAATCTTTCGAGAAAGCTACATGGGATGCATACTACAAGGCACAAGATGGAGATTGTCCAATTGCTAAACGTGATACTATAGAGGCACTTAATGATTTACACGAAGATTTAGCAAAATTCGAAGATAAGCTAGAAAGTTTACAATCAAAAAATAATTAATCAGTAATATTGAAAAAGAGAGAGCAGACTTAGTTCTGCTCTTTTTTTATTGTTATTATAAGTGGTTTATTGTTACAATGACCACAATATACTTGACAGGGATTTCGAGTTATGCCAAATGGACAAGAGGACAACATGGAAGTTGAACACGACATTTTAGATTTAGAATGTGAATATAAAGAAATGGAAGCAGAAGATGATGGCTCGTTTGAAGGCTATGCATCTGTATTCAATAACAAAGATTTAGGAAATGATGTCATCAGACAAGGTGCATTTACTAAAACTATAACAGGCAGAAAAGCAAGTAGCATTAAATTACTCTACCAACATAAAACAGATGAACCTATCGGTGTCATTGATTCCTTAGAAGAAGATAAACGTGGACTAAAAATAAAAGGTCGTTTAGCTATGGGTACACAAAAAGGTAGAGAAGTATTTGAATTAATGAAAATGGGAGCATTAGATTCCATGTCAATCGGTTATAGACTTCAACCTGATGGCTATAAATACGATGATAAAAACAAACGTAGAGTAATCAAAGAAGTAGACTTAATGGAAGTCTCAATGGTTACATTTCCAATGAATCCAAAAGCAAAGATAACGAAAGTTAAATTAGCTGAAATGGATGCTAGAGAGATAGAAGCATACTTACGAGATGTTGGTGTGATGTCTACTGCTGTAGCTAAGCAAACTGCAAACGTACTATACAAATCTTATCAAGAGATAAATTTGTACGAACAACGTGA